AGAACCATATAAAAGAGATACCCAAAGAGATTGGACAACTTCACAATTTACAAAAATTATCCTTAAGTGAGAACCAGATAAAAGAGATACCGAAAGAACTGGGACAACTTCACAATTTACAAGGATTATGGTTAAATCATAACCAGATAAAAAAGATACCCAAAGAATTAACACAACTTCACAATTTACAAGGATTATACTTAACGGATAACCAGATAAAAGAGATACCCAAAGAAATGGGACAACTTCCCATTATTACCAAAATCTAAAAATGGAAAGTTTTCAAAAAGTTTAAAATTATGATTTTTCTTAAACCATAATTTACACTGAAATAAATTGAATAAAAAACGTTAAAAACGTCAAAATAACGTTCTAATATACCTATATTGGTTTAATTAAAAAAGATAATTGGTCTTAAAGTAGATATTATCTGATAAACTCATAAGTAATCAGAATAGATACATAAGCTCTAGAAATCGCATCAATCAGTACAAAAATAATTCTAAACCAGGTCCAATATTTGTATCCGAAAGTATCATTAAGAAATTTATGTTTCCCAGGCTCTCCGATATAATATCTCTGAAAAGTATCATTAAATAAAATAGCTGTAATACCAGAACCAAAATGTACTGCCGCCAATAAAATTAGAAACCAATGTCCAAACCCATAAATAATATAAACGGAAATCCAACCGAGTATATCAAATATATTAGACATAGTAAATACCATAAGACTCTGATCATCTCTACTTCCTGCCGGAATGATCTGATTATACCCCATAAATTTAGTTGCTGTGAAGATATGCGCATACACCTGATAATAATTATTTAACAAAGATAATACAATAAAATGTAAATATAAGTAATTATTTTCCTGTAATTTACATTGTATAAATTTATATAGAAAGTTTAAAAATCTTAAACCTGCTATAAAGAATGAAGTGGATAATAAACTCACCACTAAAGTGATATAAAATTTGGTATGTTGTGAATATCTGTTTATGGAACTCTGCATTTATCCGTATTATGAATAAAATGTAAAGTCATTTTCAAAAATGATATCGTAATTAATATTATTATTAACAGTAATAATATTAATATGAAATGTTTAAATGGGATGGCTCAGAATTAACATCCTTATTTAAGAGAAAAGATGTATATTGGGAAGAGGGGATATATGAGAAGAATATATACTGGAGAGTTTATTATCCTATTAATAATTTATTAAGAGAAGAGATTTGTATCGTAAGATCTTGTAGTTCTACTTTGTCATGTATAATAGATGAGATGAAACCTATTTTTAAAATAGATAAATTAGGAACGCATTGGATTAAATATAAAAGTAAAATGTTGATATTAATTCGCCCCAATATTAAAAATAGTACTATTATAGATGAAATTTCTTTAAAATATTTTCTTAATGCGGAGAAGAATATATTTTTCAAAAAAGAGGTTCAGAGAATTTTATTATTTAGAGAATTATTAGGTATTTCTAGAAGTGGAGAATCGAGTATTATTTGTAGACAAACATCTCTTAGTGTAAAACCTATTAGTTTTTATGAACCGAATATGACTCCTTTAAAAGAGGGGAAAGTTATATCTAATTTTATGTTGAATAAATGGTTTTCAGATACATCTATTGATGATGAGATTATAATATTTCTAAATATTAAAGAGATTAAAGATTTAACACGGTATCTCTTTAATTTAAGAATTAAGTTTGAAGAAATTGTAAATAGAATAGATAAAGACGCTATCGCTTATATAGATGCGATTCTTAATAGAATACAAACACGATTACAACATATTTTGTGTTAAATAATCAAAGTAATAAGAACCTAAGAATAATTTAAATACATCAGGATCTCCATCTATATTTACATTTAAATTCTGATAGATATAATCTCCAAGAAGATATATAAATATGTCCTCATCGAAACTAGTCTCCTCTGTACTTTCACTTTCTACATTTTTTATCGATTTCTCTATTCTCATCAATTTAATCTATTAATATGATTATTTAAAATCATATTAATTTATTCAGATTCCTGTAATATAAACAAACATTTCAAAAGAACCATGGTCTTCTCATCAGGAAGAAACAATGATTCCAATATATCTTCTTTTACGTTTTTAATCTGTATTTTAAACTCATCCATCCATTCTTCCCCAAAGATTTCATTTCCAAATCGTTGACTTTTAGGTGAGAATTCTCTAAGGGATATTTCTACCAATTCGTTAACAAATTTCCATCGTTTCTCTTCATATTCGGTCATTTTATTCTCAGGAGTTTCTAATTTAACTTTTTTCACTGGTTTTGCGGCCTTTTTATTTTTATGTTTTTTCCCACTTTTATCTTCCCAAGGATTAACTATCTCCATACTTGTAAGATTATATCTCAATAAAAATTAATTAATACATCAATATTCATTTTTAATGATTTTATATACAGATATTAATAAAACCGTCTGGTTTAAGGAATTGTTTAAACAGTAACATAAATCTTCATAATTTTTGAAAACAAAAGACTTTATAAAATCTTTCTCTGAACTATAATTTTTCTTAATTATTTCATAGGAAAGTATCAATAAAATTCTAAGGTATATTCTTCTGTTTGTGTTTAATATTTTTAAAATATTTCTAATCTGTTGATTGGTTAATATAGATAGATCTAAATTCTCTGTTTCTGTTATCAACCCACCTAAATGGAAAACAGATAAATCGTTATTTACATCTATAATTTCTCTGATCATATAATAAGCATAATTGATCTGATCTATTATTTTATCTTTACGAACCTTTATTTTAACCCCTTGTTTAACGGAATAAGATTTAGTCATCCCATATAACACCTCTTTAAGTAATGATGTCAGATAAATCTCTTTATAATTAGGATGACCAACATTTATAGAAAATATTAGATCCAGATTATATTGGATCATTTCAGATAAAGATTCATAAATAGTTTTCTCTGAAATAGTATGATCTATATCTTTTAATTTTTTAAGTTGATATATTTCACATATAAAAGCAAGTTTATATTCCCCGTCAGTAATTAAATTTGCGTCCACAATATAACCTTTTGAAAAGGACATCCCATACTGGTTTAATTTTAAAATAGAATAATGCTCATCAATGTACAAATTAGCTAAATATTCTAATATACGACCCAGATTACTTCTCTTCAAAAATTTTACAATTTTATTTAATACAGATATAGATTCCTCATCCCACAAAATCATTTTCTTTAGTATGCATTCATTTATATTAAAAAAATAATAATAATTATATAAAATGGGATGTAAATGTAAATGTTACAAAAAACATCACAAAGATAGAGTTTTTGGGTGTAAAAAGATTGTTGGGTTACCCCCATGCGGTAAAATAGCAGTTGGTATAGGACAAACAAGTGATGGTTTATACAACTATAGAAAATCCGTACTTTTGGAAGATTCAAAAGCACCATACCCTTATGCGGTATCACTTTATTCTTCATTAAGTAGAGGTTTTTTCTTAGAAGGTATGTCTGCCATTAATGTAGATAAAAACGGTAATTTGTTACCGGGATTTTTACCAAATCTTAATTCGGATAATTATTACAGATGTGGAGATTTTCTGGAAGCAAACGATGAAAGAAATCTTGGTCCACTAGATAATATGATGTTTAGAGCAACATTAACTGAATACCCAAAAGGTGTACTTATTTTAGCATTATTTATGGGAAGTGAAGAAAATGAAGCGATTAAAGCATGTTCTGCACTGTATACAGGTCAAAACCCTTTTTCTATATCAGAAGATATCTTGGAACAATACAGAAAAGCAGTTGAGGTTTTGGCTTGTCATTTGAAGAATCTTGATCGCAAAGTACTTATTCGACCAATGTATGAAATTGATTTTGAACTTAACGAATATGCTGTGGATGGTGATTCTAGTTATGCTGTTAATACTTTTCGTTATATCAAGCAACAAATGATGCATTATAAGGCTAAAAATGTAGGGTTAATGTGGCACGTTGCTGGATTTGAATGGGGTGTTGATGGTCCATTAGTTTACGATACTACTAAACCAGAACATTATGATCTTTGGTATCCCGGAGATCAATTCGTAGATTGGATTGGTATTAGTTATTGGGTAGCAAATGATGAATATCAGTTAGGAGAAACTAGTCTTGATAAAGATGTCAGAAACTTGGTTTATAACTTTGCTCGTAAACACAAAAAGCCTGTATGTTATACAGAATGTAGTTTAGTAAGTCTTTATATAGATCAAGATGGAGAAAATGGTTCTGACGGACCTTATTTATCTTATTGGTTTGGTCCTCCCACAAGGTTTCCTCAAACATCAGAAGAAATATGGGAAAACGCTTTTGAATATTTATTTAATGAAATCGAAGAGAATAGAGATGTGGTTAGATTGTTAAGTTATATTAATACTAATTGGGGTGTAAGTGTTAATTGGGGTGATTCTCGTTTACAACTTAATGATTACATTAGAGAAAGATTTTTTAATAGAATTACTGATAAGAAATACTACAAACCATGCAGACCAAAATTCGATTTGATCTGTGAATATCCTTATTGTTACGATTGTGAAGGTATTGAAGCATTTATACCTTTTGGTATGTATTATCCTGATGCAGTTAATATTGTTGATAATCCAGATCCAGATTCAGTTAATCCGAGTGGAAAAGTTTTAAGATTTCTGAAAGGTGGATTTGAAGAATCCGGTTTTTCTGAAGTATGGGCTGGTGCTTTCTCAAGTCTACCAGTTGATTTAAGTACAGCAACAACCTTGACTGTAGATGTTTGGTTTACCGATGTAGGAGACTTTATATTAAAATTAGAAGACGATGTGAGTGGTTCAGGATTAACATGGGAACAAAGTCAACCCGTAACAGAAACAAACAAATGGGTTACAATAACATTTGATTTAACAGTTCCTGACCAGGCTGGAAGTGGGTTAATCGCTGCTGGACAAATTTTTCAAATATTAGTCATATTCCCTTATTTTGGAACAACTCAAGCTACCGATCGCATAGCATATATTGATAATCTTATTGCTCAGCCTGGAGATAAAGTTGTTATAGATTTTGAATCTACTTGCGTATTAGAAAATAAATCCACACCGAAAATAAATAAAGATATGTCAACAGAATCAAAGGATTTGAATTTGAAAGTTTTCAAACACGGAGATCGAATTCCTTTTAGTCTTTCCAAATACCGTAAGTAACACATCCATTTATATTATATTTAATGTGAAATATAATATCTTAACCATATATAGATTTATCCTTTTTATAAATTTCAGGTATATATTCTTCTCTTGATCGACCTTTTATCTTTTTATAGTAATTAGTATTTACAATAAATGTTTTAAAAGGAATATATTTATCAAAAGTTCCTTCAGACTTTTCTTCCTTATCATTCATCTCCTTCCATTTCTCTAAATTTAATTTATGATAGGCAAAGCAATTTCTTAATAAATTAAAACCTAATTCTAATCTCCTAAAAGTACTAGATTGGGTAAATAGATTCTTAGGATACATGATTCCATCCAAATTATTAGTTAACATCATTTCTCCCCTAATTAAAGACCTCTCTGAAAATTCTCCATTATTTAATTCTACCAATTTCTTGGGAGGTAAATGATATGATTCTATCATTTTAATCCCCATATATAAGGACAAATTAGCTAAAAAGACTAAATTTTTATAATTATCTTCAGGGGTTTCTCCCTGAGTTGCATAATGTAAAGATCTTTGAAATATATCAGCAGATATAAAAAAGGTCTCTAAAGATATAGGTAATCTTGTGGCCACTTGCATTAGATTATCAAACGCATAATAGGTGATGATGTTACAATATTTTGGTTTTAAAATTCTTGGATTCATAATAATACCTCCTTGTTTATTATATTTAGAAAATAAAGGATGCTTTAATATTTCTTGGGTAGAGGGTCTTTTAGATGGGTTGAAATTCAACATTTGAGTTAATAAAGATATGGCTTGACTCTTCTGTGGTTCACGTAAATTCTTAAGAAAAATGTTTAACGTTTTATTTATCTTATTTTCAGATAATTTTAAATTTAATACAGCTTTAACATTAGGAACAGTAAATTCAGATGCTGATTTAAAATTAGAAAATAAAGATTTACCGTAAGATAATACTTCCAGAAACACTATACCTAGAGCCCAAATATCAACAGCTGTATTGTAATGTTGAGATCCATCTAAAATTTCTGGCGCTCTGTGATCTATAGATACTAATTGTTTAGGATAATATTTACTATTTTTCTCCATCAATAAAGATAATCCGAAATCAGTTAATCTACCATATCTCTTATTTTTATATAAGAGTATATTACCAGGTTTAATATCTAAATGAAGATATTTATTCTTATGTAGATAATCCAAACCATCTGTAATCTGAAAAAGTAGCGATAACCTAGATTCTGTTCTCCATTTTTTATTTCTGAGTACTTTATATAAATCCATATCTGCCATATCCATAACAATACCATATTTAACATCTTTAGGATCATAACTAAATATCATATAATTAAGATCCATCAGATTAGGATGTTTTAAACGAGTCATTATATCAAGTTCTCTTAACGAGACTATCCCTTCATCCATATCCGACTTTATAAGTTTTAATGCATAATCTTTACCCTTAAAATTAATCTTATATACAGTCCCATAAGTTCCTTCCCCTAATTTTTGGGGATTATTAAAGGTATAATCTCCAATAGATATAGAATTTAAGGACATAGTATAATTTTATAATTATATTATATTATAAATGTTATAATTATTAGGTCAATTATCAAATAGTTTCATATCATGGAAAGATTTAATTCTACGATGACCCACATGGTATCTTTGATTATGTGGAGCATCCCACAAGAAGCAACAGATACCTGCTTTATTTAATGATACAAAATTCTCAAATCTATCATCTACAAACCAATCAATTCCTGCCCCCAAAGCCACATCCACTTTGGATCGATCGTGTCCTACAGTGTAAACAGGTCGAGTCGGAAATCCATTCTTTTCTAACCATTCGGCGGTCCATTCTGTTGGGCATGATCTGGATGTAATATAAACATGAGGTTCAAAAGGGATTTCTGAGGGATCTATCTTGGCAGGAATAGATGACCAGAATTCATAATCATCTGACAGTTCTTCTATTCTTTCTTTAATATTAGGATCAAAATTCCAATTTTCAGGAACAGTCTCTATATTAAATTTTTTATTATAATGACCTACAAAATCAGCTAATACCTCATCTATATCTAATCCTATTTTAGGATAACTTTTCCACCAATGAGGTCTATCATCTCCCTGAGGGAAAATCTTATAATACTCGGTTAGAAATGCAGCATTACACATTAAATGTGCACTATGTAATAATCCTGATTCTTTATCGTAATCTTCCCCATTTTTAATAGCTTCTAAATGTCTACAGGCACTAGAAATAACTTTACTCCATAACATCCCCTTTTCCCAGTTTCTCTCCCCATATTTTTCAGCACCCATACTTAAAACCTTACCATATTCTTCTTGTGCAAAAGCTGGAATCAGATCATGTCTTGTTTTTCCCTGATTAAACCTTTTACCTTCCCCATCCATTTACATCATTAAAATGGAGTATATTTAAATCATTTATCTCTATATAAAGAAGAAAAGAATATGTGAAATGGATAAATATGAAAGGGGGAAAGATAAGGAAAAGAGAGATAGAGATAGAAAAAAACGTGATTCTGAGAAAAAATCACATCGATTTCTAGAGGATTCTAAAGAAAATTTTATGTTTATATTTGAAGATGAGGAGGGTATTCTTTATACAGATCTCAAAAACATTCCTACAGAAAGTAAAACTGCAGTTATATTTCCTATTTATGTTAAACATGGTAATGAGAATTTAACTCCTGAGACAATTCACTATGATGGAGAATGGAGAACAACATTGGAGGATGATAATTCCTGGTTAGATATAATTAATAGTAAAGATACTAATATTAATGTAATTAAATATAGAGGGGAAGAGATTGTAGTGTATAATGATAAGTTTTTTCATTGTGAAAAGGATCTATTAAAATACCTCGAAAAATATGGGGCAGAGGTTCTTCCTGTATCAAAATAGTTTAATTATATTTTTATATAAAAATATAATTATACCAAACTTTCTAGTAGTTCTGAGGGTGTTATATCTTTTTTGGTTTCGCATGTTCCATAAGCTAATAATAAATCTCTGATTTTATATTCGTCCAATTTTATATCTAATCTATCAGCAGCCTCATAAATTGTTTCTCTATACATCTTAAATTCTACAACATCTTTGAGTAATTTTTGTTCAAATTCTTCAGCCTCAATTAAAGCTTTATAAGTTTTATATTCTTCTGTAGCTAAATCTTCAAAACTTATAGGTATAGATAGAGTAGTAAAATATTTTATACACATATACAGACATACAACATATCGAAGTTGTGTTTCATATCTGGTCATATATTTACCTGAATATTTAGTTTCTGCTATCTGATCTTGAGCTTTACCCACTAAAAATATACCTGGCGAATCTTGCTTTTCCAAATAAGTCAAATATCTATCAAATAAATCAATACTCTGAAATATGATTCTATGTCTATACCATTCTAATCCACTTCTACCATTAAATACTACAAATGCTATTTTGGTGGCCCATTTTCTCTCTATACAATTAATTATAGATATTTTAGGTTCTTCTTTACAGACAGGTGAATAATTATCTCTACACCATTCTATAAATTCCTGATAGGGTTCAAAAAATGGATGAGATAATGCTTGGGTGGCTGTCAATCGTTCATCCGGATCTATTCGTATTAATTTATCTATTAAATCTAAATACTGATTATAAGTAGCGCCATTACCTGGATATTTATTAAACTCTTTTATCTCCTTACCACTTAATTTAATTTTTTTCTTCCAATCAGATCTAGAGACTTTGGGTCTATAATAATCTGAATATCTTTCTTTGTCGTTTTGTGATAAACGAGGTATATACTCTATTATTTTAGATAAAATTCTCTTGTCATCATCTTTAACACCCATCAATAGAGCTCTTCTACTCATCATTTCATATAAGACTAATCCTACAGACCACATATCTGAACTATACGAATAATTTTCATCTCTAATGCAAATTTCTGGCGCTCTATACCAACAGGTTACAACCTTGGGTGTAGAAGGTTCCTGTTCTGTTTTTATTTTTGCCAAACCAAAATCGCATATTTTTAACATAGTTTTACTATCCTTTTGAAACCATAATAAATTGCCTGGTTTAATATCTCTATGAATCACATTTTTAGCATGCATATACTCTATACCTAACAATAATTGAACCATAGCCAACTTGATATAACTAATATGGACAGATCTAGAATAGATTAACTCATGTAAATTCTTTTCGGCTTTTTCGAAAACAAAATGTAAATAATCTTCCTTACAACCTCTATTTTTATCAGATAAAGGAGAATTAGGTGTTGAAAATGGATTACCAAAGGATATAGAGATTAATTTAACTATATATGGATGACCTCTTAAACGATTCAACAAATCTAATTCTTTAATACTTCCTGAAAAGGATATAGAAGAATCTACCAAATTTCTTTTAACTGCAACATAAGTTACATTACCATCTTTATCAGGTGTTTTTGCGTTATAAACTATTCCATAGGTTCCTGACCCAGCTTTTCCTGTCTTAATCATATTAAAAATATTTCTTAATTATATATCCTATCCTTTTAAATCATAATCGATATTAAATTTGTTTAGTAGGGATAAAGGAATTATTAATAAGAATTTTACCTGAGTCATACATAAATATAATTCTTTGGTATCTATCAAAGTTTCATGAAAAGATATATATTTTCTTGTTTTAATGTATCTAGAATTGATAGGAATAACTTCATAATCTTCCCAATTTAATTTTACATTATCGTCCAATACAAAATCTGAATTATGTGGGTCGTAATATTTAAATTCATATTGGTTGTTAAGTCGTTTAGATGTGTTATAATCAATAGATAATCCTTCCTTGATTATATAATTAATATATTCCAGATCTGTATCATTATGCTTTCTTAAAGATTGAAAATACGTATTTCTGACAGATTTAGACCAGGGTGGATATAAACATTCTAGTTCTACCCATACCGGATAAATTTTAATATCACAACTGGGTATCTCTACTGGTTGAGTTATATACATATATTCTTTAAATTTTTTATTTGCAATAGTTATCAGAGGATTACCTAAAGCCAATTCTAATAGAAAATTTTTGAAATTATTCTGTTCTAATTTATCCCTAAGTTTTTTAATCTCCTCTTTTATGGTCCTTCTCTCATTATTTAACCTCTCTATTTTTTCATATATATCTGATTTCATATTTTATTATAAAAATTATAAATAAAATGATTAAAACGATAGCCAGGGTGGACATTAAATTAATATTTATTTAGAAAATATTAATTTATTC